GTAGAGAAGGTTGGCCAGGTCACCCGTAAGGCACTGCTTATGCCGAGGCAACTCGACAACCTGGCTGGCGCTATGGTGGCGAAACCGTTAGGGTTCATTATGCGTGGCACGGCGAAATCCACCCTGTTCGGGATTGGTGGGGCGCGCGCTACGAAGACACAGTTCAAGAATCTCATCAACATCTTCCGGAAGAAGGCCCTGGATATGGGCTACTCGCAAGGCGCAGTTAATGACAAGGTCCGGGAACTCACTGCCACAGCAACTGCACAGGGAAAGGTGGATCTCAAGCCGGGCGATCAAATGAGCTTCGCGGACTTCTATGCCGAGGGGATTGACCGGGTAGTGGCAGAGGAAGTCACAGAAGCAGCCGTAACGCCTAAAGCCCCCACAGCCGGCTCAGTGAAGGTAGCGAACTCGGCGTCTGGTGGCGGTACGTTTGACGCAGCCTTGAGGCCAGGCAGTGCCATTAGCGTACACGCTGATGAATATGATCCAGCTCTTCTCAGTGCGTTCAACAACGCACATGGGACGAACTACACCGCAAGGAATATTGCTGAAGATGCCTCCTTGCGCGCACTCATGGACTCTAATGCAGAGCATTACCACGCATCCCCGGTTTGTAAGAACATATCAATAGCCAATCCTAACCGAATAGTTGATGCGAATGATCATGCCATTGCAACGGCGGTGGCAAGAAATATACGCGCAGTGAGCCCTAAGACTATTTCTATAGAGAATGTCGCAGGCTATGAAAAGACACTGTTGTTTGAGGAAATCACAGATGCAATAGGCGCAGACTCTATTGGATATAACTGGGATGTCAATATTGTTGATGCTGCTGATTACGGTGCGGCACAATCTAGATCCAGGATGATTCTCAGGGCCGTCCGTAAGGATGTTGGAGAACTTCCCCCTCTACCAGAGAAAACAGGAGGGGAAGACTGGTACGAGAGCTTGAGGGACTTGATTGATGTAGAAGTGGCTGCGGGTAGGACAAAACCCATTAATGAAGCCTTTGCAACTAAAACGCGTGAGACAAATTGGGAGATAGAACGAATACGGAAGATGGTTGAACGGTATATTAGCGGGGAGAAGGGTTCAAAGCTAGACCCCAACAGCCCCATCCTCACGACAGGGCAATCTGCTGGCCGCGGGGCGGCTAATGCAAGGAACGCAGGCGGTCCTGGGCCAACATTGATGGTGAGCGGGAAACCACGCATCATTCTTCCCGGGTCGATGGGGCTTGAGAATGCTATGGTTGTAGAGACAACCCCTGCAATGTGGAGAAGGTATATGGGGCTTCCTGATGATTACCTTCTGCCACCATCTGGGACTAGAGGCGGCGAACCGATCGCTAAGACCATATTCGGAAACGGTATACACGGCAAGGTGACTGAAAACTTCATACAGCCGTTGGTTGATATCCATCCGACTAGGAGAGCGGTTACAGGAGTCCCAGATGCACCCCCCACAGTCGCACCTGCGGCACCCCCGAATATGTTTGGCCTGGGCTCTGTGCCGCTGGGCCAGGGCTCAACATGGACTGAACAGGGCAGGGATGTTGTCCGTGGCCTATGGGACGACTATATCGTGCCTATGGAAAAGAATGTCAAGTCCCTCATTCCGAAACAATTTAGGGATAAGCATAAGGATACGCCCATAATCGGGGGGCTCCTTCGTGACCCGGTACGCATTGTCACTCGCGCAGAAACCCCGGAAGGGAAGGTGCTGCAAACGCAATCACTTGAGGGGGAAAGGACGCTCACCAAGTATAGCGATGCGGCAGATGAGACTATTGAGAATGTTGCGAATAATGCCCGGGGGCAGTCTGCTTTCCTGATAGGTGTGCTGGTAGAGAAGGGTGTCCTGCGGTTCAACGTGGGTTCAGCCAGCGTCAAGGCTGCTGCCAAGTCAGCCGATGAATCTCCAAATCTCATTGTTGCCAGTGGGCAGCTCGTCTCTGATGTTTTGGACAGCAAGGGACAGGGCTTGCAGGGCAACTATGTCTTTGATGACGGCGCGCTTGCGGGAACCGATATGTCGTTCAAGGGAAACACGCTGGTTAGTGATGGCTATCAAGGGGTTAGAAGCAGAAATGCCCGGGGGGAGATAGTTGATGCGAACCTTTCGCCCGGATTCGGCGATGTGGTAGAGCGTCTACCCCTATATGAACAGCAACTCAGATCCATCAAGATAGTAATAAACAACGAGACGCGTACTGCCTACGACCTTATATCGGATATCGCACGGTATTCCGCTGAGGCAGAAGATACGCTCGTTGCGTTAGGCATCAACCTCCGTGGAACGGTTAAGGGTGGAACTAGGAAGGTCGTGCAACAGGGTGTCGCACGGGGGGTACTCTATGACGAGGGCGCCCACTATTTTCCCAGAAACCCACTCGGCACTGTTGAGGTGGATAAGATGGGTGTGCCTCAGCTAGTGTTGTCTGAGAAAAGTATGCCTGGCGAGATAACCTTCAATATGACTGGTGGTGGCCGTTGGGGTGTACCCAGCATTAAGGGCAGAGAGTATCTTTCCCAGGCAGAGGGTATGACTCAGGGGCAGTGGTATGCCAACCCCGCTGATGCCCTAGATGACTACATACGCTTCACTGGTGAAAAAGTACGCAATAATGAGATAGGCGAGTTCATAAAGAGCTTCGCGAAAATGAACAAGATGGAATGGGGCACGGCAAAGGACCTCCTGCGGGCATCTGAGTCCTATATGAAGTTTGCGGAGAACTTGGATAACGTCCGCAAGATTATCTATAACAACATGAACCGTCAGAGGAGAACTGGGGTTCGGGCTGATGCGCTGCTAAACGCCGCAAATAATATTATGACTGATATCAGGAAAGAGCTGCGCCTCACCCCCCTCACAAAGTTCCAGGGTACAGCCGAGGGGCTCGAGGAATACTTCTCCTACATGGATAAGAAGTTTGCTAAATGGCGTAAGGACGTCCTGGCTCTTAGGGGCCGTAGGACTAAGAACGTGGAAGAACTGGACAATATATTAAAAGAAGGTGGTCTGTTGGCCAGGGCTGAATCCCACCATGCCCAAGCGCGAGCTGATGTGCTGCGAGGCAAGGGGCAGTTGGGGGGTATGCAGCTCGGCCTTGAAGGGGTGTATTTCCCTCATATCTTCCGCAATGCCATTATGAATGCAGCAGAGGCATCGCTACAGAGGGGCGTCCCACCAGGCGGCCTAGCGGCAATTAACGCGATCCTTCGTATGTTTGGTGCCACAGGCGATGCGAGTGCTATCGGTATACAGGGCAGTGCTGCTCTCTTCAATGATCTGGGGCGGGTGACGCGGGTGACGCGGCTGGCTCCTGGCGGTGCAACGGAGATGAAGATTAACAGGCAGTCTGATTCATGGAAGGCGTTTACCAGCAGCCTGAAGGCCTGGACTTCGGACGGCCCTGATATTGTCGGAGAGTATTTTTACATGGCAGAGCGCAGTGCAATCAGCAACGGTCTGCTGACCCCGGATGAATGGGCCACTGCCGGGCTCGGCATCCTTGCCAATGCCCCTGACTTATATGTCACCAGTGTTGGCAGGAAGATTCCGGGCCTGTCTCGGTTTGACCGGATGTTTACCCAGTATGGGAATGTCCTGCGGCACGGTATTGCAGATGCTGAATTGCAGGTCTTGATGGCCACGACAGGCAAGACGGCCAGAGAGCTGCTGGCTAGTGGTGAGGCTGCTCAGATAGCGGGGTTTGCCAACGTGTTTACTGGGGTTGGGCAACGCAAGTGGGGTGGCAATACAGCCCAGTTCCTTCTCTTTGCACCCCGTTTCTTCCATGCCCGAATGAAGGTGGCCTCGGACGGCCTCCTGGGTGTGTTGCCGTTCACGAACAAGACCCTCCAGAGGCGTATTGCGTCCAAGCAGATGGCGAGGTACATGGGGTTTGCGGCCTCTCTGACGTTTATAATCAACGAAGCCACGGGCAATGAAACGGATATTAACCCGTGGATTCGGGAGGGCAGCACTGGGAAGTGGCACTTCAATCCTAACTTCATGCGTGTCCATGCAGGACCCCTTGATATCAGCTTCTTTGGCCCGTATGACTCGCTATTCAGGATTGCCAGCACCCCGGCATTGGTAGCTATGAACATCAAGGGTGGTCGTGGTGACGAGATACTCCGGGACTTGCGGGGCCTAGTGAGTGCGCCTGTGACCAGCCTGGGGTTGGATATTCTCACCGGGTACAATGCCATTGGGGAGAGGACAAGGCCGGGAGACGAGGATCCCCTTTCCAGTGTGCTTAGCCCTGATATGTTATTGACCGTGGCTGAACACCTCATACCTTTTGCGTGGAATGAGTTTGTGTTTGCGGATCCCGGGAAGCAGTCTCTCGCGGGGCGCTTTGCCGAAGGTGTTAGTGAGGCTAAGGCTGGGCAGGTAGCGGCCGCCGCGGCACAGGCGACACTCGGCTTTATCGGCGCCAAGAGTACCTATGAAACTGTCAGCGAGACGCTTAACAAGGCATACGCCGACATCATGGCGCTGGGGCCGGATGATCCCAGAATACGCGAGATGTTTGGGGTAGATGACGGGCGCATGACAGACAGCCAGCTCCGAGAGCTGTGGGCTGGTGAAGGACGTCGCTGGTGGAACAACTTCATCAATTCTGATGGCGACTTCGACGTGGAGGTTACCGTCCTTCGGGGCCTTTTCTCTGACAGGACTCCGACATGGGAGGATGTGGCCGGTGATGTGCGTAAGAACATACAGAAGGCCATCAGGGGGGGGCGCTTCCAGGAGATAATGACAGCGGAGGAACTGACAACGATTGAGGACCGTGTCCTGGAGCGCATGAAGAATAGCGCTTCCGACTATTCAAAATACGCGTTAATGAGGGATGAGCGAATCGACAAGGGCCTGCTTTCCCTACAGAACTATGAGGCTGAGTCCCTCGCTCCAGGAGGATATCTTGCCAACGGGCAAATCTCTGATTTTATAGGGGAACAGAACGAGAGACGTAAGACGACATCTCTGAGACTTAGGAACCTGACGAGTTCCGAGGGTGGGTTCCCGAACCTAACGGAGGAGCTGTTCGAGTTCAGCCGTGACACGGCCCTCGGTAACCTATCTACCTTTGACAAAGATATCTTTGACAGCGCACAGGCGTGGTATTACACGCTACTCTATCCAGGGGAGGATGCCAAGGGGCCTGATGGTAAGCCGATACTTGGGCCAGACGGGAAGCCCATAACCAACATCGTGAATACTGAATCAGGCCGTGTGAACTGGGATGCGCGAGAGCAGCGCCTGGAGATGTGGGAAGAGGTGATGAAGGAGAGGTTCCCGTCCCTGAACGAGGCAAGGATTAAGAGCTACCGCCTGCGCCTGGAGGAGCATCAGAAGAAGGATGCCCCTCCGATTACGGGACTGTTGATGGATATGCAGGACGAGATTGGTTCATCGGGTTACTACGATATACGGAAGGGCATACTGGAGGAGCGCCTCTCCAAGGACCCTGTTCTGGCCGAGCAACAGAGAAAGAAGTTTGAACAGTGGGAGGATGCAGAGCCTAAAATGAAGGGTAGCATCGAGGACTCGACGCCGTGGATGCAGGCCATTGTCAACCGCTATTCTTCTGCGCGCCTGAAGTTCTTTGTGGCAAACCGCCATATAGAACCTATGCTGATGGTTGTTTCATCCCGTGAGATGACACCACGGGCTTCAGATTCCCGAAGGATACACAATGTCCTTGAGCTGGTACGTCGAGGCCGCCACAAAATAGATGATATGCAGGGATTCCTGGTGGCCGTAATGAACATACGGACATCCCCGGAGGATATAGAGCAATACATGAGGCGCTAAACGAGTGTCACTTGACAAAGCGCGAATACATAGAGGAGACTAGATAAGGAGTTTGGAAATGGTTACACCACTAGATGCTGTGGAACAACAGCCCCAAGTAGTAGAGGTCGATGACTCTGACGATAACAATGATGTTAGCGTCGAGCAGGAGGCGCCCGCTGAAGTAGGGGACTCCCCTCCTGACGCATCGCCCCCAGTTGAAGCACCGGCACCCCCGGTTGACAGCGCTCCAAGCACCCCGGTCAGCACTATGCCCCCTCAGCAGCCAGTGATGGCTCCCGAGGAGATCAATGAGCTGTCCCGGCGTAGACAGGCTGATTCCCAGAGACAGTGGGAACAGCAGGTTATGCAGAAGGCAAAGCAGGTTGAGCGCAGGGCCCAGGAGCAGGGCGTTGACCCGCAAACCTCAAGGCAGGTTGCGCGTCAGTATGTCACACATCAGAAGGAACTGAAGGACCAGGAATCAAAGGCTATGGACCTCATAGGCTTTGTGGAGGGCAGGCAGAACGCTGCCCTCCATTTCGCTCTTCAGAACAAACTGCTTAACAAGCAGGCGCTCGAGGACATTCGGACGTTACTCAAATTTAGATCCCCACAGGAGATGGAGCTAGAGGCCAAGCGTATGTCCCAGCTCCGCTCACAGGCTGCTGAGATCTCACAGCTCAAGCAGGGTCGTGTTGCGCCACAGACCTTCGACAATAGTCAAGGCGCTGCGGAAGCGTCATCCAATGACCAGCGCCTCCTGGATGCATATAACAATGGGGATAGGTCAGATGCAGCAGTGAGAGCTGCGAGAAGATTAGCACTGGGAACATAAAGGAGGTAGGTTATGGCACAGACAGCCACAACGGGTAATCTAGAAAATGCTCAAAGAATTATTCTGGCAGCGGCCAGGTACACTGAGGAGCATAACGCTCCGGCTCTTGCTCTCATAGAGCAGTTCAAGCTGCCGAAGGGTTCAAAGCAGGTAACGGTCCCCAAGGTGGGGCAGATGACGATGAGTGACCTTGTTGATGGACAGGACATCGTTGACGAGGAAGACATTGGGATGACCACGGTAGACCTCACGGCATCCGAGGTCGGAGCCAAGGTCATTCTCACGGACAAGCTGGTTCGACAGAGTGCCGATAATGTCATGAGCATGATTGGGCGACAGCTCGGTGACGGCATGGCGCGGAAGAAGGACACAGACGTTATTGCTTTGTGGCCTAATCTCAATAGTGGAACGGTCTTTGGTGCTGATGGCGCAGCAATGAATACAGCGAATACACATGGCTGTATCTCTGGGGCCAAGGCGGGCAAGTTCGGGAACCAACTGTATCTCATTCACCATCCAAACGCAGTTGCAACACTTTCTAAGCAAGCAGCCACGACTGCTGATACAGCGGCTGCTGCTGGACTTACCAGCGGTTGGAGTGTAGACCTGCTACAGAACTTCTACAGTGGACTCAAGCCCATAAACAATGTCCCCATATTTGAGGATGGGAACATTGATAAGATATCCACCACCGCTTCTGGGTACGGCGTTATCGCTGACAAGACTGCTATGGCAGCCCTGACAAGCGTAGACACCAGGACAGAGCGAGAACGGGATGCATCGCTCAGGGCCTGGGAGGTAGTTATGACGGCCGACTATGGTGTTTTTGAACTAGACGACACCCGTGGCGCAGCAATACGGTTCGAGATTGGCGATCTTGCGACTTCATAGTCAGGAGTAAATAATGGCAGGAATTACGGAACGGAATAGGCAAAAGGATGAACTGGCTAGTGTCGGTTTTTCACTGAAGTACATCGACGAATGGCAGCCGAAGACGACCTTGTATCGTCATAAGCCCAGCTACAACGTCGATGGAGAGATGACGGCAGATGTTGGCACAGCGGTGAAGGGTGTCCCGGGGAGCCCAGACTATGTACTACGGAAGTCCAAGATAGGGCTCTTCCCGTGGCCCCCAAGCGAGGGGTGTACCTGTCGGTGGTGTGTGGCGTCTGCGCCAGTCCCCGAGGAAGCACTGAAGGGAGATGATGGCGCAGACCGCCAGACATTAACAGGAAGGAGCCCAAAGAAAATGGGCCCCTATTTCCAGACGGACAGCTAGGTGTAAAGATTGCCGTGCCTAGCGATATATAAACAACGGTGATCGCAGGACTTTGAGCCTGTAGATTAAGGAGATTTGAAATGGCATTTCCACAGACACTAACGGGAAAGTATGGGTGGGAGAAGGTGACCACTACTGCTCAAAAGCAGAAGCTGGGCACTCGTATGCAGATCGGCGATAGGGAATTTGTATATGCAAGTACAGGTGAAGCAATAACTGTAGGTAAACTAGTAATGGGTGGGGCAGGAACTGCTGCTCATCAGGTTGACTTGGCAGTATCTGCTGCCTCTGCGGGAGGTACTACCGTAACTCTGTCCGGTTCTTTATCTATTGCAAAAGACCTATACAAAGATGGATGGCTTATCTTCAACGATGTTGAAGAAGAAGGTCATATATACAGAGTCAAAAGTAACACACTAGTATCAAGTGCAACAGGGTGTGTAGTAACCATTGACGAAGAAGATGGACTTGTAACTGCAATAACAACTTCACAGCAAGTTGGGTTATATGAAAACCCATACAAAGACGTAGAGGCGCATGACGCTAATGATGTAGACCATGCTCCACTAGGTTGGACTTGCGTTGATATTGCATCAGGTTCTTATGGATGGCTTTGTGTTAAAGGATTTACATCAGCTTTGATTGATGGTACTCCAGCGGCAGGTGTTCCTTTAATAGCATCTAATGGTGTAGATGGGGCAGTAGAAGTCTATGATGAAGATGGCACGGTTAACCTTTCATTTGTAGGTTATATGGGGCCGATAGCTGGAGTTGCTGGCGAATACGGGCTCATCAAAGCAAATATAGGCTAAAGGAAATAGATGCTTCGGGATTTATGGACACCTACGGGGGCTGCTTACAAAGGGGCAGTCCCCGTGGGATACAATGTAGAAACAGGAAGCGGTATTGTGGTGCATACTGTGATGCTCAAGGCCAAGGATAAGTTTGGTAAGGAGCATAAGATGCAGGTGCAGGTACTGGCTGACAGGGATACAAGTCAGGCCCAGGTGGAGGACATGATGGGCGGTGCGGCTGAACGCTTCCTCCGGGATGTCCGGGAGAAGTATGATAAGCGTCCTGCCACGGCTGAGGAAATGAAGGAAGCGGGCAAAGCCCTTAATGACTTCCTGCAACACCGCACAAGGCGCAGGAATAGCACATCCAATAAACTCTACTTTTAAGGAATAGGAATATGGTACAGGAAAATACTGACATTAACGTGGCGATTACCACCGATGACGTTCAGGCTGTTATGCAGTCGAACCCAATGATGGCATTACAGGTACAGAACCGTGCCCTGATGCGTAAGCTGGGCGAGGCACAGGGTGAGGTTGCTAGGCTCACACAGGAGCTGGAGTATTCTCAGAACGGAAAGAATAAAAAAGGGGGATAGTTATGCCGAAGGTAGGCAAGCGACATTTCTCTTACACAACGAAGGGGCAGGCAGCAGCCAAGAAGTACGCTAAGGCTACTGGCAAGTCCATGACCAAGAAAAAGAAGAAGGGTGGGTACTGAGTTATGGTAATGATGCCACCTGGGGGGGCTCCCCCACCAAGGCCGCTAGGACCGCCACCACCTCCACCTGCTGGCCCAGGAGGGCCTGGAGGGCCAGGAGGGCCTGGGATGGACCCGGCTTTTGCTGCGGCAGTCAAGCTGATGATGCCGGCAATTGAAAGTGTTATGAGAACCCTCGGCCCAGAGGACATCCAGGGTATCCTCGGCAATGGCCAAGGGGCCAGAAGGCCAAGCCCAATGGGGCGACCCGGCCCTGGACCAACAAGGCCCCCTGGTGGGCCTGGCAGAGTGGCGCCTAGGCCCCCGGCAAGGCCAGCCCCTGCTAGGGGTAGGCCAGCCGCGGCTGCTCCTCGACCCCCCGCCAGGAGAGCAGCTCCAAGGCCGCCAGCCAGACGGCGATAAATAAGAAGAAGGGTGGTTGCTAATGGCTGCGACAAAGCGGCGTGAGCCACGCCGGCTCACCCAGGAACAGAAAGAGCGCTTGAAGGACCCTAAGTTTGTATTAGCACTCAAGGCGGTGAAGCCGCTTGTGTTGGAGGAGCGGAGAAGACAGGGCGTTAGGCGCCGCACTACTAGATAATTTATGAGGTGCCATAATGCCATCGATACAGGGAAGGACCCGTGAACAGTTACGGCAGCACATAGGCTATGCCCTCGGTGCGGTGTATGTTTCCACTACCAAATCAAGCGGCGGAACCACTGGACAGCTTCTTGATGAAACCCTAGTGCTTGGAGGTGCGGATACCCAGATAGGGAAGTGGGTACGCTTCACAAGTGGATCTAATGATGGTGATACTCGGCGTGTTACTGATTCTTCTATCACCAGTAATGTATCCACCTTAACCTTCATGCCATTAGTAGATGTAGCTACGGCAGGTGAAACCTACGAGCTGTGGGAAGGGTACAGCCCGGATGTCATTGATGAGTTCATCAACCAGAGTATCATCAGCGCTACTGGCCAGGTCTATGACCCCATCGAGAACGTGGAGCTGCACGGCGATGGGAAGCAGCTCCGCTTCGATATCCCCTCCAACATATCCATGATCTCCAAGGTGGAGTATCGGGACAAGGTGGCATCCACACGGATTCATGCCTGTGATACTACCTTTGATGAAGTCACTACTCCAACAGGTTTCACTCTGTCGCTTGACACTAAAGATAAAAAGCAAGGCACTCAATCATTAAAAATTGCATTTGCTGTTGGAGCAAGTGCCGGTGCCTTTATTGCAGATTCCATTACTGCTATCGATATCTCTGCCTATGACACCATTGAGATGTGGGTAAAAGTCACAGGGATCAGTAGCGCTCTTGTTGCAGGGAACCTCAAACTGCATCTTGATGATGGTACGGTTACGGCAGATGGCAACGACAAAGAAAGCTTGAACCTTCCTGCAATATCGCCAGACACATGGACTTTCGCCAGAATGTCTTTGGGTAATCCAGAGTCAGACACAGCTATTGCCTCTGTCGGCCTTGAGCATGATGCTGACCTTGGAGCAGATGTCACGGTATGGATAGATGACATTAGGGCAGTTGCTAATGACACGGCTGAGTGGGCAACTCTGGACAGGCGTAACTGGAAGATAGACAAGGAAGCCCGGGACCTGATTCTCATGCGGGATGGGCATCGAGCCTTGGGCTACTCACTCATCAAGCTGATTGGGGGCGATAAGCCAGCCCTCCTCACCAGTGACTCTACGGCAACGGAGATCCCAGAAGACTATATCATTGCCAGTGCAGTTGCTCAGGCATTACTGGCTGGTTCCGGGGGGCCTTCTACGGACCCTGATGCCAGGCGCCAGCTCAGTGCGTACTGGACAACACAGGCAGAGCGCTCTCGCAGGTCCTTCCCGATGCTTGTGAATGTGAGGTCCGTGGACTGATGACCAATGCTGTTGTTGAAGCGAATGAGATCTTCCTTAATGGCGTGTACTATCCCACGACGAGGCCTGTACGGTCCACCCTGGCATCCATATACCCTGCCAAGGTAGTCATAGGAGATACCACAAAGGACTCCAACCTGCGTTCCTCTGTCATAGCGTGGTCTGACTGGCGTGGAGGAATTGGTGTCAACCGCATGGAGGGGGCAGGAGAGGTCAACAGGGCGTGGTACAGCACCTGCCAGTTGCGGTATAAGAACCACCTGGTGCTTCCCGGCCTTGCGACTGCAAGTGCTGCCCCCACTCATGGCCTTACAGATGCCACGATAGGAGCTATCAATACCTATGCAGATGAGATATATGCAGCGTGGAACGGCAGCGTAAGTGAAGATGCGAAGATATATAAGTACAGCAATGATGCCAATAGCTGGAGTGAAGTTGATACTACGGCTGACCAGGTTACTGATTCCGTTGCCTTCACCGATGGGTCAGGAAACAGCTACCTTGTTTTCGCCCACTATGATTCAGGTGGCAGTAACTACACCTACTACAACGGTTCAAGCTGGGCGACCGCCAGTGCTGCTAAGGCCACCAAGTTTCTTACTACTTGGGATGAAAGGCTTTGGGGCATTAGCCATGCCGGGAAGTTATGGTATGCCACGGCTATCGACACAGAGGTAGACGATGCACAGCTTCCTACCCCTGCGGGGTCAGTGACAGCTTTATTCGTGGCTCGTAATGCCATTGGTGTGCCTATCATCTATGCTGCTACCACGCAAGGGCTATTTGCTCACAATGTGGCCAACGCCATGTGGGAAGCAACGCAGATGGACTTCCCGGTGCATCCAGACAACGGGAAGGGAACGGTGAGGTGGCGTGATTCGGTATATATCAGCAGTGGAAACGGCATCTATAAGTACATCAATGGGAACAATGCCGCTGTCATAACTATCATGGGGCCTGACAGGGATGATGGCCTGCCGTCAGACAGGCGTGGTGCTATCAGGCATATGGCAGGCTCTCACAACGAGCTTCTTGTTGGCATTGATGCCCGAGCCGCTCCCGCCAGTATCTCTTCAACATCGTTTTCCTACCAATGGATAAGCCATCATGGGGCGACAGTCATAGAGCCGACCACTGGCTTCAGCAGCATTTTAGGATATAACGACATGGGATGGGAAGTGAAGTGGCAATCTGGCGCATCAGGTATAGGCTTTGATGCTATCCATGTTTCAGATGCCTACGATGAGTACCGGGTATGGTGGGGCCACAATGCCGCTGTGTATTTCATGGACTTGCCCAAGGACATCATCAACCCGTCTGAGGTGGGAGACTTCTCCTATGCCACCTCGGGCACACATGAAACCCCGTGGTTCAATGCGGGGCAGAGTGAAGTGGAGAAGCTCGCACTAAAGCTACGCATTGAAGCACAGGACCTCTCTGCTAACGAAACTGTCAAAGTTGAGTATGCAGTCAATTACGATGACGGCACATTATACCAAATGGAAGATGTGCCCATAACCTCCACTGCGATGGGCGGCACTGCGGGAACCTACACCCATACTTTCGGAAGCAAGGCAGGTACTGCGTTCAGGGCTATCAAGTTTAAGGTTACCCTCAGCCGGGAGGACGCTACCACTACGGGCCTTGAAAAGCTGAATACCCCGGACGTAGTATCTCTGACACTGGAATACCGCAAGAAGATTGAGGCTAAGTGGGGCCATACGGTGGATATCGACTTAACCAATGAATACCGGGGTAATGTGCCGCAGGACCTGAGGGCAAACCTTGTGTCTGCCATTGAGAGTACAACCCTGGTAGAGTTCACTTTCCGGGATGATGGTGGTGGCACCAGGAATTACTATGTGGATGTCATAGCAGCTCAGGGCATGGAATTTACAGGGCATGATGAAAGAGGATCCACAACCATAACGGTAGTGGAGCCATAGGAGAAAGAATGCGAGTAGATACAGGCGTAATAACTGTTTCATCTGCGGGCACAGGGGTGCAGGCCAGCAACGTGACCAACCGTGTCAAGTACATCAAGTTCAAGGCGCTCGCCGGTAACTCGGGGCTGGCCTATGTGGGCATCAGCGATGTGGCCTCAACGACAGGGTACGAGCTGAGTGCGGGTAACGAGATAGACATGAACTTCGGTGAGTTTGGGGGCAGTGTCCCGGCTAATGTTTTCTATGCAGACGCAGCGACCAATGGGGACAAGGTGTGCTGGGTGATGATACTGGAAGGATAATGACAACACAGGCACCACAGACACAGATCCCACCAGACTGGCCAGGCTCTATTCCTGAGTACGTTGCCTATCGGACGTTCATTGAACTCGGGCGCCAGCCGGGAGAGGACTTCACATACCAGTCTCCCCTTCTTGGTGGGCGCATGGACAAGGGCGGGGTTGTGCTTGACTTCCTGTTCACCAACCCACCCGATTTGGCGGTAAATGTCCAGGGTGTATACTATCACTATGAATTTGGCGTTGAGGCCAAGGCCAGGGACATCATGGCAAGAGCCAGTATGGCAGGGCAGAACCTCACGTTGATATTTATAGATGATGATGACCTTATGAAAGACCCTACATACTACTGCCGAGAGGCGCTGAACTATAGAGATCACTCCAGGTTAGGAGGAGGATAACATGGCTATCACTGATGTGAACTTATCAGGATATGTGCGAGCTGATGATGGCGATGCTGTAAGCGGCATTACCATATCGCTACTACACGCATCTACTGATGCTGGAGAAATTGATGGGGGTGCGGAAACCACCGTGGAGACTAGTGGCACCGGGTACTGGTCATTCACAGAGACATCTCTGGACTCTAACTACGACATAAAGATTACGAGTGAGGGTGGCGGGCAGATCAGGTACATACCTTGGGTAGACGAGATAACACTGAAGACTGTTGATACCTCAGTGATGAAGGTGCGGGGTGCTTCAAACACTGCGGCTGCGCCTATCTATCTCTTTGCAGATCTGGCAACGGATGCCGGAGATGCGTGGAGAATACAGGCCACGGACTCAGACACTCTTGCCATAGGCTCTGACAAGGCCAGTGCCGGGACCATCATAGACTACATCACCATCACTAATGGCGCCAATGCGGCAGCTTCCAACACAACCATTCTTGGTCAACTGACCATCGGCGTTGATGATACCGGGGCTGACGTGAAGTTCTTTGGAGCCACATCGGGGAGTTTTCTGTTGTGGGATGAGTCCGATGATGCTTTAGAACTAACGGACTCAAGCCCCATTAAAATCGGTGATGGTGGGGATATGACTATCTACCACGATGGGAGCCACTCATACATTACCAATGCTACAGGAGCATTAAAGTTAGCTACTGAGACAAGTGGTATCGCTGTCACAATAGGTCATGCCACATCTGAGGTCACCATTGCAGACAACCTTACGGTAACAGGAACGCTTACACTTGGGTCTGGTGCAGAATTGGCCGAGGCAGAGCTGGAGCTGCTTGACGGCATCACCGCAGGCACAGCGATTGCTTCTAAGGTAGTTACTACGGATGCAAACATAGATACGTCAGGACAAAGAAACCTTACGATCACTGGTGAATTAGACGCAGCAACGCTAGACCTATCGTCATCTGCGGACATAGCAGGAGACTTAGTTCTGTCTGGTGGTGCTGACGGGGCATTGCAGTTCACCAACGCTGGTGAGAACTCGATTAAGATACCAGACAATCAAGCCAGTGCGCTTATCATAGAAGAAGCAAATAACGCATACATAACATTCGTTACGACCAATAGCTCTGAGGCTATCACAGTAGCTAAGGCCACGACGTTTTCCGTTGCTGCAACTCTAGCGACTGGGTCTACTATTGGCAACCTTACACTAGCGAATGGTAGCATCACGGACTCTGGTGGTGCATTAGACTTTGGCAATGAAACCTTAACAACCACAGGTGCGGTAGACTTTGGTGCTGCCACAGTTGACAGCCTATCTGTATCAGACGCAAATATCACCAACGTAGGAGATATAGCCCTCGACAGCATTAGCGCGGACGGGACTGATATCAATGTAGCTGTCAGCGATAACTCAGCAACAGCCCTGACAATCAAGCAGGGGTCTGATGCCTACCTGATTGTTGATACGGCCAACAGTAGCGAGTCAGTGAGTATAGGTACGGGCATCTCAGGTACTGCTATCACGTTGGGGCACAGCACATCAGAAACAACCGTGGCCGACAACCTGACGGTTACTGGAACTGTGACGGTAGGGTCTGATGGTAGCGGCACTGATGTCATCTTCTATTCTGGTACATCAGGAGACAATGTCACATGGGATGCATCAGAAGAAGTTCTCCAGATAACAGGCACTAACGGGGCTACTAGCCTAGATGTTCTGGATGGCGATGTTCGTATCGTGGACAAGCTCTACTTCTATGATAGAGGCGGGGAGTATATGTCCTCGGATGGGTCTACTCTTGCGATTGTGGGCAACACATCTATTGCTGGTGATGTAACAATCACAGGCACGACTCCTCTTCTGACCATCGGTGACAACGCAGACGAGGATACAGGCTTAATCTTTGCAGGACATGATGGTAGTTCAAATGTGAATTACCATATGGGATTTGATGCAGGAACTAATAATTTAGTAATAGGTACTGGCAGTACGTTTGGTAGTGACCGCGGTATCTCACTAGACACCAGTGGCAATATGGTATTGGGTGACCAGCTTGCGCCAGTGGATTACATCCATGTTTATGTAAGAGATGGCTGGACGAGTGGAGGGAGCGGTGGTATCGCAGCACAGTTTGCCATTGGCGGTGATGTGACTACCCATGCGAATGACACAAACTACGCAGCCCATTTTATTGCCGGTAGCAATGTGGGGGCAACTATCACTACTGGTGGGAATGTAACCGCTGGCAGCAGTGCGGTGCTTGCAACCATGTACCTGACAGAGCCAAATATATCAACTGGCCATACAGTAGACCATTCTGCGACTCTTTATATTCAGGGGCAGGCAACAGAAGCTACTCTTGACTACTCTCTCTGGGTGGACGAGGGCGTAGTCAGGATGGATGGTGCTGTCTCACTGGGCACTGACCACGGTAGTGATGGGGAGCAGCTTACTTCTGGTGGGGCGGGTGCAGCCTGTGACTGGACGGCTGCGAGTTCTCTCAGGGAATATAAGAACGTAGGCGAACAGGCAAGCCCACAGGCAGCCCTTGAGGCCATGCTGAACACACCTGCCTATCACTTCCATTACAAGGAGAAGAAAGGCACTGGTGATACTAATACAGAATACGTTGGCGTGATGGCTGATGATGCGCCGTGGGCAATGCACTACAAGGGAACGATTGTGAACCCTGTTAACAGCCTTGGGTACACAGTGCTGTCGGTGCAGGCACTGAATAACAAGATAGAAAAACTGGAACGGGAACTGGAAGCATTGCGCTCATAATAGAGGTGGTCCGTGTTTGCGATGATGAGGATATGGCTGACAAACAAGCCCCTGTTCTGGGCACTCTCTGCCCTCGCACGAGCTGCGGGTGAAGTGTCTGGGCGGGTGCCACCAGAGGAGAGGCAGCGAATCAACGTGATATTCTGGTCCCAGTATGACAGCAGGTGGCAACGATGATAGGTAAACTCAGACCGCAAATCATGGCGAGTATCCTTGCAGG